TTATTTCCCATCCTTTTTCTTTGTTTTTTTCCCCACATTGATTCCGTCGCCGATAATTTTACCAATTACTTTTCCGTGTACGCCATTTTTCACAGAACCCGAAACCCGTCCGTAAAGGCTCCCTTCCACGCATCCGGAAATATCGCCTTCCACCTTGCCCCAAACGCTGCCCTCCACATTCCCATAAATATTCCTCACACGGCCAAAAATGCCGCCCTTGACGTCTCCGTAAATATCGCCTTTGACCGTTCCAAAAACATTGCCCACATCCGCGTGAATGTCCTGATGCACGCCACCGAATATATTTCCAAAATAAGCCCTTTGCTGCTGGCCGATATCGTCCGTTCCCATCAGCTCGTCGAGCGATATCCTGAATATCTTTGCAATCTCCGGCATAATTTGTATGTCTGGTATTGATAAATCATTTTCCCATTTGGATACGGCCTGGTAGGTAACTCCAAGATGATTTGCCAGCTGCTCCTGCGTCCATCCGAGCTCCTTCCGCCTTTTTCTGATTACTGTTCCGATCTGATCCATAGCTCTTCCGTTTTCTCTCTTTCTTTTTCTGCAACCGATACGCAAAGTATACGCGAAAACGCCATAAAAAAGCAATCAACAGCTCTGTATATTTTCTCAACCGTTGGTTGATTTTTCTTTTTGGAACGCAAAAAAGCCGTATTCCAGAACGGAACACGGCTTTTTTGATTTCTATTTTATTTTTCAAATCATTTTCCCGGCATCTCATATCCGAGCGCCCTTGCACTGTCACCAACGCCCTTTGTCGTCGGATCAACAAGTGCATTGTAAAGCGCCGCCAGCATCAGGAACACGACATATGGATTGCTGACCGCTCTTACAATCAGATCTCCTATCGCCTGCCATGTCGTGAGATCCGCTCCCGTAATGCCAAAATAAGCAAGTACAGGCGCGATAACGGCAATTACCACCGATACCCAAAATGAAAAATTCTTTACCCTTACTTTTAAATTCATGCTGTTCTCCTTTCTATCGCAAAAGCTTCCACGTTTTTGGCCCGATCACACCGTCTGCGCCCGCGCTGCCAAGATCATAACCTTCCGCAATACGGGCCTTTTGGAAACGGACTGTCGCAGCCTTTGTATTCTTACCAAAAACACCGTCAATCTTTCCGGGCTCCGCAAGGTGGCACTCCAACCGTTCCTGCGCTTTCCGCACGTCATCCCCGCGCATCATGGGTGATACAAGCTTCAGATTTCGGAAAAGGTTTGAAAATTCATGTTCTTCTTCCCGTGTCTGCTCTGGCGCTGGCTGCAGCGCCTGATCATTGCCAAGCGCATAAGCCCTTATCTCGTCAAGTGGAAAGTACTGGCCAGGGCAAGTCGTGTAATCCCTGCCCGCTACCTCATTATGTCCCTTGATCTCGGTAATCCTGTAATACTGCGCCACTTCCCGCGTGATGCGCTTTATTCCGTCCTTCTGTGCCTCCGGCATTTGATCAATGTCAAAATTTCCAAGTGCAACGATTGCTACGGAATCGTCGTTCATTCCTTTTGTGGAAATATTGGAATTGTTGACGCTGCCGCCGCAGTATTCAAGCCCCCGCCCCCATACCACTCCTCCGTCCTTTTCCACACAAATGTTGTAATCAATGCCCTTGTGTCCTCTTGAGAGATGGTAAGCATGGATGCCCAGTACCGTTTCCAACGGTCCGCCGCACGTTTCATGCAGCAAAATCCGCTTCGTACTTTTGCGCGGTACAAGCGTCCCCTTAAACTTCAGGGCATAATCCTTTACAAATTCAAACATCCTTTTCTCCTTATTTACTTATGTGTTCTGTGATCCTGCAATGCGCCTGCTTTGCACTCTGCTCCACTGCAGTGATCCTCTCGCCCTGCAAATCGACTTTTTCCTCCAGTACCTTTACGTCCTGTTTGATCCCCATGATCGCATCCAATTTTGCATCCACACTGCCGCGCCATTTGCTTTCACCGGAAATCTTTTTATCCCTGCCTGATAGCCAGCCGGCAAGGCCGACAAAACATCCGACTACTGCAATCAGGACTGTAATTTCTATTGTGTGCATTGCTTTTCCCTCATAACTTTTACCATACTATTTCATATCCAAGTTTTTCCATCTTTTTAGCCGCATCTTTTCCCATAACCCATCCAGTTGTAACTCCATTTTTTTTGGTTATATATTTAATCTTATCGTTATCTGTTGTGCCAGAACTCTTTTTGCCAGATGATTTGCTACTTCTCCTTGCCGCTGCTTCCCTTTGTTGCCTTTCCGCCTCTTCCTGTCTTTTGCGTTCTTCCTCTTCCTGCCGCCGTCTTTCCTCTTCTTTCAGGGCAATTTCATATGCAAATTTAGCCTGTTCCATGGCTTGCGACCGTTGCTGCTGATCCAGTTCCGCCTGCTTTTGCGCCCAACTGCTTTTCAGTGTCGAGCTGTTTGTCATATAACTGTTTTGCAAATCTGACATCGCCGTGTTGTAGGAGGCATCCGCAGCACTTTTTGATCTCAGGTAATCCCTGAAAATATTAGACGCTGTCGTTTCCGTCATTCCCCCGCTGATTCCCTGTGCCGCAAGCATTTGGGGCATTTTTTTGCCTGCCATGGTTCGCGCAATATAAGCCTCCTGACTAGCCCTTTCCAGTTCCTGCTGCGCCCTTTTGGAGGCAGTGTCCCTCTGCTTGTCAAGGGCAGCCTGCTCCGCTGCCTGTGCATCCTGATATTGCTTTCTCTGCTCATCAAAACCCTTTGAGCTTTCGTTAAATTTGTCCCGGTATATATCATCCCAATTTGGTGCCATTTATTGTCCCTCCTGTTCTTATCGTTTTTCATTTTATTACTATTCTGCTTATTTATTCCATATCCGCTTATTTCCATTTGCCAATTGCCAATATGTATATGATTACAGCTTTTAACGTAAGCGGCGACGAGGCCGTAACCCATATCGTATCTCCAGATAACGTAGAAGCCCATACCGGCGTATTGGTCGTATTGGTTAATGCGACTTCTACGCTTCTGTATTTTGTCCCTATGAAGGGTACCGCGTAAGCTCCCTCACGTATTTCCGTCGGTTGGATATATACGGAATTTTTCTGTAAAGTTACTTCTAAATCTCCTATGTTAAATGTTTTTGTACAGATTAGAGTCCCGTCTGCAAATTTGATTGCAGTACCATTCTTATTTTCAATTCTTTCCGGGATGTAGTATTCTGGTGTACGTCCGCCCAGCTTTTCCGTATTTTCGACTGGTTTTGTTGTCTTAATACTCATTTTGTGCCTCCTCAATAAATTTCTGCATCGAGCTTCATCAATGCGTTATTTCCCCATGCGCAAACGGCTTGCGCCGGTTTGGACGCAAATGTTCCAAGAGTGAATGCCATGCCAGTATTTCCCCTGGCATATATTTCCTGAATAGTCAGTTTATCCAATATTCCTCCATTATATGCAATATACCAGGAGGAAACTCCCGTTATTGCCGGTACGCTTCTCATTGGCGCTGTAAACTTAACGTATACGTTGGCATTGGTTGGTGTGTATGCGATAGCACCGTTTAAATCTGATGGAAGAACTTGATAATACCGTTCGCACAGTGCCAATTCCTCTTGATACATTCGATGCACAAACGGCGTTGCGACATTTCCATATTCCAATTTTACCTGACCGATTTCCAAGCATCCCGCTGAAAAAACAGTCGGCCGTGAGAATCCGTATGTTCCCGCAGTATTTGTTGCCAATCCAATAATTACATACAGATAACCATCTTCAGACGAGAACGTGCCTTCCGGAATATCAAATGTCATAGATAACCTTTGTTCTTGACTATCCAATGAAAATTCTTTTGTTGCAATAGAGTCCGTTGATACCGGCCCTTTCCCAACGTACGCCGTAATAGTTCTCGGTGTTGGGGTATACGCTTCAAAAGATAGTGTCAGCGTCTTCCCGTTTAAATAGTCGCCGAAATTTTTTGCAACTTCTACATATTGGGATATTCGCGCATTATTATTTAAAGCTTGCGTGGCAATAATCGCACATTGCCTTTTTCCGTTGTTTCTCGCAACTGTTGCCGAATTGTCACTGTTTGCCGAATCGAATCGCCACCGGTCTGCTGTATAACCGCCACCTGTAAAATTGCTTTCGCCGCGTTGCCACACCTGAAAGTCGCCGTTGATGATTAGATTCTGGTTATCACCTTCCACAACCGGAACGTCCCCATCCATATCCGGCGTCTTCCCATTGACAGATAACACCCTGCCCGCAGGTACCAAATAGACACGGTCAATGTATGCCGTTCCTTCGAATGTCGTGTCCGAATAGATCACAATATCACCTGCGCTGTTTTTTTCCATTTCAAACAGCACTGCCTTCATCTTATCCGTTTCCGTCGTATCGTAAAGCGCAGTCAATACGCAATGCTCACCCCGCCTATGCTCGCGTTCGGGGATATTCAGTACATATCCGCCGGCTTCGTTCTCCTGCCAGTCGGAATCAGAAAACGCCCAGATGCACGGCGGAGCGGTTACCCCTATTTCCTCATAAGATCTATCGTATTTGATAATATAGTTGCATACGAGATAAGGTTGAAGATTGTTTTCTGGCGCAGTACTTCCAACAACTTTTACGCCATATCCTGCTACTGGTCCGACCGACGCGCTATTGGTAATATTCATCTGATTCGTAAATTCAATAACACTACCATTAAACGCGCTTCTCATCTGTCCATTATGCACTAACATCTGTGCTGTTGCCGTTCCGTTCGTTAAGTCGTAGCTTTGCGTCTCACTCCCTCCTGCCTTGCCAAGCGTGTCAAACGTGTCCTCATCCTTACCGACTCCCACGCGTCCCCGCATGTCCGGAACGCGAAATGTATTTGCCATATCATCGGCCTGGTTGTATCTCGTACCAATAATTTCAAAAAGAGTTTTATAATCCCCATTTGTTGGATAACTCGCGCCGTCGCACCATAAATATCCATCCGGCAATGTCTCGCCTGCAAAAAATTTCATACATCCTACAGGTTCAAATTCCCCGCCGCCCCCGCCGCCCCCGCCGCCGGCATCAATCGCGTCTGTCACCGCCTTCTGGCTCATCACCGCTGTCGTTGACCGTCCCCTCATCTGGACAATATCGGTTTTCGCAACATATTCGTTGAATTTTTGCAATAATTCCGCCTTGTCCTCAACTTCCAGTCTCCTGACACTTTCCAAAACATCCTGTACGTTCGTTCCTTCCGCACCAAAAATTGTTGAAACGCCAATATTTTCCGCACCGCTTTTCCCCGCTTCCGTATCCATCAGCGCATCGATCAGTTCATTGTGTTTTCCAAGCGCGATCATCATCTTCCCAATATTGTCGAATCGCTCCTTCAGTTCAGAAGCGGATATGCCTTCAGCAGAAGGATTATCCGGCAGGCTGGAAACATCCTGTCCGTTAAAATCCGCATCTGTAAATTTCAATTTATCAATATTCATTCTTTTCTCCTTCACATTACCTATTTTACCTTTGTCTTCAGGTCATAGTAGACCGTCGCTCCATAAATTCCAAACGCTTCATCCAATACATCATTTTCGAATTTAAACTGCGTTGTAATGATCTTTTTCGCCTTTACCTTTGTATAAATAATATTTACATCCGTATTGGTGTTGAATGTAAACCGTTCAAAATCCACATCATCCCAGTTCATGATGTCCGCTTTTTTATCATCCACCAGAACCTCGCCCCCATCCTCTTTCAGATAGAGCTTGACACTCGACCTTGCGTACGGGTTCAGCTTTGTGTAAATCCTGCGCACCGTTTTGTATTTTGTATATGTGTCAAAAGCGATTGCCGGCGTCATCCAATACGCGGTGATCGCTTTTCCGTCGTCATTATACGACGATGAAATTTTCGCATTATAAAACCTCATCACACATCCATCATCAGTACCAAACAGCAATCTTTCGTTTTCCTTATACCAACATCGCGCAGGCACATTCTCCCAGTAATACCATTCATACTGGTATTGCTCGGCATTCTTTCCTTTGTAGTTTCGCTGCGCGGCGTCCGCCACATAAACGTGCCCATTTACCGCGATATAAAGATATCCCTGATATTCTACCGCCACGGCTTCCTCGAGCTTTGGTTCCCTGCACAGCTTTTTATTAATCAGCTCGCTTCTTGCCTGTGCATACTGCTGGGCCGTCACCGCGTTCGTAGTAATTGCAAATACTCCTTGCTTCGAGAGATACATATGGTCGTCCCTCAGATCCTTCATGCAATACGGAGAAACCGCACCTACGCCTGCAAGTCCGGTTTTCAGCGGGAAAAGAACTGTAATGTCATCTTTTAATGTTGCCGATCTCAGGAACACGGTCGCATCCTGCTCGTTATCTTCCTTCAAAATCGCCAGCTCGTTTCCGCTCCGCAGGTACCCAATGATTTTCGTATTGTCCTGTCCAACCTGGGCGTACATATTTTCCGGGAAGTAGGTAGGCAGCGCCTGCGTTCCGTCGGTAAAATCCGATACAAAATCCTGGTTGACATAATCCGGATTCCCCGCAACAAATAACCTGTTATATCCCCCCAGTCCCCATAGCACGCCCGTCGTACACTTGTTGATCTTGTCCGCCTGATTTTCTTTTTGATTCTCCTTTTTATAGGTAATGCGTACATTATCTTCCCCAGTTACCGGAGAGTTCCCAATAGCTCCTGCAAACGTCACTCTCCCGGACTTGGGTTCAACGCTCCACGATTGAATTACAGACCAGTTTCCGTTCGCTTCGAGCTTTTCGCATTTTTCCACTCCAGAAATATCAGTCGAATCGAGCTGGTATACCGTTGCGCTCGTATTGCCCAAAAATTTATTGATCCGCAGCGGCGTCAGCAGGTTAAACTGATCCTTGGTCTCGCCTCCCCCAGATGGCGGCGCAGCGATCGTGGATGTCGGCACGTACGCTGTTTTTTCCACCGGCTCTGCAACCTTTCCGTCATAACGCATCATCTTTTTTCCATCCAATATCCATAACTGGCTCTCCATTTGAAATGCACAGCTTCGCATATCGTTCATGCCTGTGTATAGCTCAGTGGTCGTATTATCGTCCTTCCATAAATACAGCTTGTCGCCGCTATGAATTAATCGCTTTTCTTCTCGTTCTTTTTTGTCGTTCAAATGGGATAACCGGAATATACCGTTTATCCTGCCCTGTAGCTGTAACAGCTTTTCATAACCAAACCGTTTCACCGGCCTCCCGCTCTGATCCGATATCATGTTCAGGCAGTCAGGGGAACGCGATAAAGATACAGCGCCAATTTCGCTTTCAAAATCCGCTCCTTTAAACTCCTTGAACTCTATTGCCTTGGTTCCGTTGGAAGGCGGAAGCTTTGCTCCAACTGTCATATCCCATCACCTCCGTAAACGTCCTCTACCTCTTCCGTGACCGCCTTTGCATATTTGATCTTGTTCGTTTCATAATTTGCGTTACAAATATTGGCTTTGTCATTTTCATCGTCCTGAAAAAGCAGCCAGTAAGCCAGCCCATAACTCATCACACCACTGATTACTTCATGCTCAAAAGGGATGATATCCTCCATATTTTTTACTGCCGGAATTTCTTCCAAAGGTTCCTTTCCGGTAAAAATTCTGCGCGTATTATTGCACTCAAAGCAATCTATCATCAGCTGGTTTACAAGATTCACTGTAAATGTCGCATATCCGCTTTCATATCCGGCTTCCTCACCCATTACAGACATTGCCTGCCGCAACAGATCCCTCACTGTTATTTTATCTTCCATATCTTTTCCTTTCCGCATTTGCAGATATCCTCGATTCTGCGCATGAAAAAAGGACGAATTATTTCGTCCTTCCACTTTTTCCATACTATCATGTTACTATATTTTATCCGACGCCGCCCGCCGTCCATCCGACATCCATTTCAGGCTTATTGTCCAAATTCCAGCAGTTCGGCAAGCTGCTCGTCATAATCAAAATCATGCCTGCCCTGTGGAGCAATCGTGTCGGCAGGTATTGGCCTTCCTGCCACAAAATAACGAATCGCGTCCGGCGCGTGAGTCAATTCATGCGGCTCGCGTGCGCAATCATTCGGATTCTTACCATCGTAGCGCAAAGCAGGAAGCGTCCTGATCAGGTTGACGCAGTTTTCAAAAATTTTCAAATGCGCGTCCCGCTCCTTATTATCCTGTATCATTTGTTTATTTGCTTCGTTTGATACCTCATATGGCTTTAACCATTCCTTCAAATTGTACCACCCCTGCACCCTGTCGTTACTGGCCCGGGCAAGCAGTATTCCCTGTTCGGAAAATATTTCCGCCGTACTTTTCCCCGTATCGCTGTGCCTGTTCCACAAATCCGGCGGGGCATAATACGCGTAAACCGGTTCATCCGTCATCTCTATAATTTTTTGCGCCGCGTCGGATACCTTCAGCCCGCTTTCATACAGCTCTTTATATACAAACGCATTCTCCCTTTCGTCCATTGCGATCCAGTAACAGGCCAGCATATCGAGCCCATAGTCAAGCGTCACATACCTGCGCCAGTGTTGCGGTATCACAAACGGCTGCACTACGTGTATTTCGCGCTTGAACTCTCCAAAATATTGTCCTTCAAAGATATCCCAGTCCCCGTATAGCATTGCCTTTTTCCGGTCCTCCGGCAAATTTTCCAGTGTTCGCACATAGTCCGGCGAATGCTTCATCAAAAAATCATTTTCATAAACAAGCGATTGTATAAACGCATAGTCCTGCTCCCGCTCGCTTTCACGGTATTCCCTGTCTATAAAAAGCCTCTTCACCCATGCGTGCCCTACGCCGCCCGGATTACAAGTCAAATACATCCTCGGTAAAAATTGTTTCCTGCAAAGCCCTGACGAGCGGTTTGACTCCGTGAGCGTCTGGTACTGAAATTCCGTAAACTGCGTCGCTTCCTCCATAAAAATCACGTCGTATGCCTGCCCCTGGTATTGTAAAACATCCTGCTCTCCTGCACAATATCCGAGTTTTAACCTGCTTCCGTTCGGAAACAAAAACTCGCGTGTGCTTTCCTTGTATTTTGCAATCCCTTTCAGGAGGCCCAATAGCACGATCACATGGTTTTCCCTCAATTCCGGCAGCGTACGCCGCAATAGCAATATCTGTATCCCGTCGTAATTAAGCGCCAGCAACACCACCTTCATGCGCGCCGCCCAGCTTTTCCCGCCGCCGCGCGCCCCTCCGTATGCCACATACTTTGCGTTCTCCGCAAAAAATTTTGCCTGCTTGGGGTATGGCTTTACCATTTTCAGTACAGCCTTCATTTCGCCCACTCCTTAATGTTGTCGTCAAGCTCTACTCGAATCACATCCTCGCCCTTGTCTTCTTCTTTCTCATCGAGTATTCTGTAATACTTGGCCAAAAATTCTGCCGCCTTTGTCCTGTCAGCCACCTTAACCGGCTGCCTGACCAGTATTTCCTGCCCTGTCTCCTGGTCAACTTCGATGCGCTGTTCAAACACCTCGTCACGCATCAACGCAGTAAAATACTGTAATATTTCCCATGTCTGTGCCAGCTTCCTGTTCTTCTCATTGTTCTTTAATTCATCTATATATCGTCTCACCCGTTTGTCAGCCAGTATCGCCTGTGCCGTCCGCCGCGCCCTTTTTTCACTGTACCCCGCTCGCAACGCCGCTTGTGTTGCGTTCTCATCCTTGATATATTCCCTGCAAAAACGTTGTTGCCTTTCTGTCATTTTGCCGCTCTCCCATAGCTAAAAAATTTTTACATTTAATGAAATTAATGTGCTTATCCCTCCAAATGTGTTTATAAGTATTATGTAAAAAAAAACAGATTGTAAGGAGGTCTCATTATGACATACAAAATAATCGTACGCGATCCCTCAGAGGGAACAGAAATCTATTTGGATAATCTGGCAAAAGAACAGGCCATCAAAGAAGCCGAAGAGCGCGCTAAAGATTCTACCAAACAGGTATATATCAGCTTTGTTGACGACGAAGGCCACGGCGGTTACCTGAACCGTGACGGTGCGACCTGTAATTGCCCTGGCGAACCCTGGTAAACCGAATTTCTCCTTCTGATAATTTTGGAAAGCAGCCATATATATATGGCTGCTTTCCTTTTTTCTATTTCTTACGCATTCACAGCCTGTGCCAGTGCGCTGCGGTAGCTTCCCTCTTTTTCCGCAAACGCTTTGATTGTCTGTCCCGATTCCAAAGAAACCGCCGCCGTATAGGTTTTTACGGATTTGGAATACCTTGGATCTGTCCCGTCCACCGTGTATTTGAATGTCACGCCGGATACCGCCGTGATCGTCGCCGCGTTCGACGCAATCGCAATCTTTGGCGCCGCAAGCACCTTCGCGGTGTCAACAGCCGCATATACGCCGCCCGCCTTTGCGCCCAGTACAAACGCGTCAAAATAATTTCTTCCTTCAAGCACGTTTCCGTCGATTCCAGCGACGTCGTTCAGCACGCGCATCGTCTTGATCTTGTTCGGGTTAATCACCGAGCCCTTAAATGTAATCAGGAAATAAACGCCTTCCGGGAAGTACACATCCGGTACTTTGATTGCCTGCATATCTGCGATCATACCTACATAGCCTTTTGCAAGCGCCTTTTCCGCCAGCGTATCTACCGCCAGAAATTCCTTGGAAAGTCTCAGCATATTGTAATACGTGGTCGGGATATAAAGTACCCTTTCCTGATCAGGTACAAGCTCGTTGTCCAGCACCTTTGCGCCTTCAAAAATTTTCTCTACAATCGTTTCCTTCGTAGGCGCGTCTGTCCCCGCGATGGTTCCCGCCTGCTCAGCCCAGCGTCTCAACGTATATTTGTCCATGTAGGGAACCACCTGCTCCTTGATCTGTGCGTTCAGCATCTTCGCCGCACCCTTTGTATTCATCTGGTCCACATTGTTGCCTTTGTCGATTGTGATTGAAAATCCCTTGTCCTGTGAAAGCTCTACCTCCTGCACAGTGTCCTGCATCTCAACCGGCGTTCCAAAACGGTTTTCCCCGCTGCGCTTATAGTCGTTAAGATCAACCGTCTGGGGCGTATAAATTGAGATCGATTTCACACCTGCAAAATCATATTCCATCGAGGCATTACCCGCCACATAGCTTTCCTTTGTAAATTTTTCTGCGATCTTATTGCTGTATTTTCCTGCCAAATTAACTGCCATATTATATTCTCCTTTTTATTTCATTAATTCTGTGATAAACGGATCCTCCGCTTCCACGCCCAGGCCTTTCACGCTCCCTGGTAATTTCTCTCTATTCTTTTTTTCATGTTTCAAAGCGCGAAGCTCCTGCTCACGCTCCTCGAGCAAATAATTCTGGTACGCCGCCACCGGAGATGCCCCCGCGCGTATTTCTTCTACCACAGTGTCAGGCAAATCCTCAACATCGGGATACATCCGTTCAAACTCGTCGATTCCGGAAAAAACAATCGCCTTTTCCTTCATTTGCGGATCGTTTCCCGGATTGTTTTTATACCTTGCGTTTTCCAGCTCAATCCGGGCAATATGCTCTGCCATTTCATAATCATAGCCCTGTCCGCTCAACTGCTGCGCCCTCATCGCGCATTTTGCTTCGTCCTCAGCCTGTTCCGCCCTCGATATCAGTTCTTCCTTGCTTATCCCCGCTTGCTCTGCAAGTCGTTCCAAAATTCTTTGTTCTTCGTTGGGAGTATTTTTCTGGTTTTCTATTTCTTCTTTGGAAAACACATATTCCTGTCCGTCTAAAAAGACCTTTACTCCCATATTGTCGCTTGAAGCGTTTTTATTTTCTTCGCTCGAAGCGTCTTCAATATCTGTTTCGCTGATGTCTGTGTTGTCCATTCGATCTGCCTTCTCTGTTTTTTTCATGGCGTCCGCCGCCTGCGTATCGCTGTCAAACACTTTTTCAAAATCAGCTTCCTGTTCCGCCGACATTTCCTCTGCCGGCGTGTCCTCGATCTCCTGTGTAATCATATCTTCCATGGTGTTTCCTTTCCTGTACCTTAAGAACGCGGCCTTCCTCGCCGGTTCCGGCAATCCCGCTATCCAAGCGGTTGTTCATTTCGTATTTCTGATTTCACGCCGTATGCAATGCACTTCGGGTTTACACATTCCAGTGTCAATACCGCAAACAGCCGTGTCGGCGTTTCTTTCGAATCGTCTCCTTCCACAACGTTCCTGCTTCCTGTCACACGCAGCGAGCATCCGCATTCACCGCAAACGTCCCTGTTCATTATGCTGTCCTCCTTTACTTTAAGGCATAAAAAAAGAGCGGTTTTCTTCGCTCTTTCCGGCCTCTGTTTCCATGTTACCATTATACGATATTTTTCCGGACATTACCTGCCCCCTGACGGACACGGTACCGACGCTCCCGTAATCTTACAAAATTCAACTCTTCATATCCCGCTTTCATATCGCTCTTTTCAAGCCGCCTATTCATCCATTGCCAGATACCGCTTGGTATACTCTGTTTGCTCAAACTTCAATTTATCTCCGTCTTTCCTTATCCAAATCACCACCGGCATTGGCTCCCACATACCAATCTTTCCGTCCTCATCCGGGTGTTGAAGTACTAGAAAATCCTTTCCACCACACCTAGATAGTTTCTTTGCTTTCTCAAAACTCAAGCCATTTTCAATACAATAATCTTTAATTTCATTCGCATAGTCATTAAAATACATTGCTAATCTATTTTTCATACTTTTCGCTCCTTTCAAAATATGTCCATTGTCCTTTAGAATTATAAATATACCCTATTTCCTGTCCAAAGCACGATAAAATTACTTTGTCCCCGTCTGACGCAATTAAGCAATTATCGTTTGTCCCCGGATGTGTATGTCCGCTCCACTTGTATCCCTGCTCTGCAAGTTCTCGCGCCATTTGCGGGTTGATGTTTACTTGCCCTTTATTTCCCCGTACAATCATTCGTTGTCCGCCTTTGGTAAACATTGCAAATTCCACTCCGGTTTTTGCAGTCATTGCGGCTAAGTCAATCATACTGACTTCGCTTTTCTTAACTATGATTCTGCTATCATAATCCGGCAATTTCTCTATCAATCTTTTTTGTCTGTTGTTTAAATCCGCTCCCATGTGTAAGATTGCGTTGGGATTACCATTTGCATTGTTGCGGCTTTGAATGGTGAAGTCTTCTTCCTTCATTATATCATGGTCAAATATATCGTCAATCTCACCATTTCTTTCTCCCGTCATTTCCCCTACAATTTCTCTTGCCGCCGCTTCCGCTTCTCCCTGCGTCATGCCCTGCTGCTCCCGCGCGGCTTTCCCAATCATTTCCTCAAGGCTTACTTCCCCGCGCCCCTCTGCATCCGTGAACTTCTTCCCCTCCGGCGTATCAAAATACTCCATGATCTCCTGTGCCGCGCTTTTCGGTTGGCTGTCTGCTGTCCTCGCGCCGTCAATCCCGGTCTCCTTGCCCGCCAGTGCCTGCGTCGCCTCAGCCAGCGTTTCTTCACTCAAAAGCCCCGGCGTCGCCCTGTTTCCTTTGCCTGTCAGTCCCGCGTCAATGTCCGATCCGGCGGTTCCTTCCTGCACAGCCGCAGCGTCCCCGCTCTGTCCTCTAAGCCCATCTGCCGCTTCCTTGCCAGACAGCATATCCAGCATCGGCGTTCCGTTCAATGCTGTGTCAATTCCTCCTGCCGCTTCTGCCGCTGTTCCGTTTTGCACCGCCACAGTTGCCGTGTTCTCTGTATTTTCTGCGCCTGTATGACCGGTTCTCTCCTTAATTCCCTCCATCACATCCTTTCCCACGAGGGAATCCAGAATCGGCGTTCCCGTTCCCTCCAAAAGGTTGGTTGCTCCCGCGCTTTCCATATCGCCCGTTTGTGTCCCTGTCCTTCCGGTGATCCCAAGCCCGCGGCCCATTGCGTCCATTCCTTTTCCAGCCCCGTTTGCCACAATCGATGTCAGCGCGCCAACCAGCCCGCTATACAGCTGCTCCTCTGTAAATAGTTTGATCTCGTTGTTCTCCCCAAAAATCAGGTTCCTCAGTACTGGCTCCAAAAACGACTGCATGCTTTCCTGTGTAAATTCTCCTCCGCTGTCAATTCCCTGTTGAAGCAAATACTTCAGAATTTCCTGTCCAGCCTTGCTTTTAAAGGTGTTTTCAATCACCTTGTTTGAGTTCAGTAAAAATTTCTCCGCTGTTTTTTCCATTCCGCCCAACTTGGAAATACCACCGATCAAATACTGCGTCGTTCCTTCCAGCACACCTACCGCCGCTCCGTAAGCCACCGCCTTGTCCACAGGCTTTCCTTCCTTCAACGATTGGTTTACCGCTCCGCCAAACGCGTTCGCCGCCGATACTGCCGTTCCAAATATGGGGTTCACCGCCCCCGCGGCAATCGCCGGCGCCGCGTTCGATACGTTATATACCACGTCGTTCCACAGTCCGTCCACCTCCGTAAGCTCCGGCCTGTACTCGTTCCGCGCCGCGTTATACATCCCGTCCTCCACTGCCAGCGTGCTTCCCCGTATAAGGTCCGTGGTCTGCCTCATAGAGCCCAAAAAGCTTTCCAGTCCCGCCCCCGCTGCCGTCGTGCCCAGCATATACCGCTTCATCCATGGATCATCCTTCTCTTTGATCGCCTCTACCACCTCCGCTCCGGCTTTCGCGCTCACTTCGCCACGGATAAGGTCCAGGTAATTCAGCGCCTCCGGCAAGCCCTTGTCGTCGTAAATTGCATAAAATACGTCTTTCTGCTCATCCGTTGCATAAGAGCTTCCATTGAGGTTAATCTGAGAAACCACCTCGTTCCCCTCGTGGAACGGATCAAATTCGCCTGTCGATCTCGATTCCGCTTCGGCCAGCCGCGCCTTGCCCCTTGCCGCTTTTTCCTCAAATCCCGGCTGCCCTGCCATCGCTTCGTAATCCCTCAGCTCCTCTGCCTTTTGCATGGCCTGTCCGTAATTTACAGCATGCTCCTTCAGGAATTTCGTATTGTCTATCTGCTCTTGAAGCGCCTGTATCCTGCCCGCCTTCGCGGTCTGCTCCTTCGTGCTTTCAGCCCTTGCCGAACGCTCCTCTTTAAGCCGCTTCTCCAATGCCTTTTGCTCTGTTTCATATTCCTCCGCCGTTTTTTCCGGCTTCATCTCCAGCGGGTGTGCACGCAACTCGTCACGTTCTTTCTCCAGTGTTTCGCCCGCCTCGTCGGTATATTTCTTTTTTTGCTCGAACAACTGAAGCGTTTTGTCATAAAGCTCTGTTTGCCCTGTTCCGGATAAATACGCAAGCATATTTTCTTCCTGTGTCCCAAGCTCTGCATTTTTGGCAATCTGTGACATCATCCTTTCAGGATGGTAGCCTCCCGTATTCATAAAGCTAATACCATTTATCTGTGCATCCTTGGCAGTCTGTTGGTAGCCTCCCGCCATATTATTAAAATCATCTGCCGCGGCTTTTTTTCTTCCGTTTTCCACGCCTGCCCAGTATTCATCCTCGCTCACGCCCTTCAACGCGTTTCCAATGTCCTCGCTCAGCTTTCCATATTCAGCTTCAAATCGGTCTTTCTCTTCTTTCTTTTTTGCCCGTTCCTCCTGTGCTTTCGCCTCCTCTTCTTCTTTTCTTTTGTTCAACTCCTCATCAGATAAAAACGGGCCCTTATCTTCTTTTTTAAGCTCATTGAGCCATTCCCACATCGGCTTTGTGAATACGGCTTCCCAAAGCTTGTCTTTTCGTTGCTTTTCCTGATTCTCATTGGGTTTTGCGGTTTTATTCCCATCCTGCTTTTTTACCATTCCAAATTGATTGTCAAAACCGTTTTCCGCCTGCTTTGCGCCCCATATCGGCTGTGTCTGTTCTTTCAGCTGTCCCGCCGGTTTGATCTCCGGCTCCATATTAAGTCCCATAACGCCGGACGGCCTGCTCTTCCAGCCCGGCTTCCATTGCGATTGCTCAGGCTCATTCGTACTGTTTGTTTTATTTTGTGTTTCGCTTTGACGCGATGTATTCCCGCTGCTTTTCTTAGCCTGGCTTTTCGCCGGGCGCGACGGCTCGCTTCGCTTGCTTGTGTTGTATCCGTCCACGCCTGACGGCTTGGTTTTTGTATTGCTTGTCTTTTTTTCCTGTTTCTGGTTCCCGCCTGTCGCGGGCCCGCCGCCCGGCATTCCCTGCCAGCGCTTTTTGTCATACCACCAATCCGGTTTCTTGTTCGTATTTGCCATTTTCTCTCCTCTTTTTCCGCACAAAAAATACGCATTGCCTTCCATCGCCATGCGTATCCTTTGTATGCCCGTTTCGTTATTTCATTTTTCCGCTTTGCCGTTCCAGCTCGCTGACCAGCCACATTTTCTGTTCCTCGGTCGTCTCCAGCTTTTCTACTGCCTCGATTGCCGCCTGCGGTTTAAGCGTTTTCAGTTCCTCCAGAATTTTCATCAGCTCTTCCGCAGAAAAACTACCGTCCGGTGGGCCGTCCGCTTCCTCAGCCTCCGTCGCCCCGTCAGTCCCCATATCCATCCGTGCTTTGTTCTCCCGGATAAATTCCTGTAATTCCTCATCGCTCATGCCTTTTACATCCGGGCTTTCTCCAGTTCCTTCTTCTGTATCTCCCATCTGCCCCTTCATGTCGGCAATGAATGCCTGCAACTCTTCGTCGCTCATGTCTGCGGGATTTGGCATTGCGCCTTCTCCCTGCACGCCGGATGCGGAGGGCGGCGATCCCATCGCCTGTCCTCTAGGCATTTCCGGCATTCCATCTATCCCGGCGCCCATCATTCCCCCTGCTGCGCCCTGCGCCTGCCGTATACTTTCAACGATCTTATTCTTATTCTTGATATACCCCTCCGGCACAGCCTCCAGATACGTTAACGCATCCGGTATAATCTTGTTTTTCATCATACTGTCAAGCGTCTGAACCTGCATCAACTCAGACCAATAGGAGCCCTGCCCAATATCGATTTTTAAATTCAGCGCATAATTTTTCAGCAGGCCGAAATCAAATTCCTCCTTTGTCACATTTCCCTCATTGTCCGTCAGCGTAACGCAACGCGTCCCGTAATCGACGCGCATCATCTCGATAAAGATGCGAACGCAGCTTTCCACAAAATTGTAAAAATCCATCCTTTGGATATCGAGCGGCATACCCGCCGCCTTTTGCACGGCAATAATTGCCGATGTGTTGTCCGGCTTCACATTTCCAAGAGCCGCGTCCGACGCTCCCATCATTTCTTTGGTCTGCGTGATGGTAGACTGCACCATGTTCATCACATTGTTGCTCATATCGGCAGACTGGAAATTCGCAAACAGCGCCTCGTTCGGATTCCCCGCCACGCCGATCGCCTTCCCGATCCGGTTGTCCCACGCCGCTATCTTGGTACGGTCATAAAGCATCTTGGGAAACGCCATCTTCGTCGTATACATCATCGCCATGGCATAAAGCTTGTTGACAAATATCTGGTTTTGTATCTTTCCTGTCAGCGGTGAAATCCCATGATAGCAATTTTTCATGGTCTCCCAGCTCAGCCATGCCAACGGATACAGCTTATATTCCGTATCAGCTTCTCTTTTGATCACCGCATTCCTCGTGCACTTGATAATATGTACGGTTCCTTTTTCTTTCCACATTTTCAGGACTACCGTCGTATAGTCGTTGTCCCTGTCTTTTTCTGTGTTCACATAGTAGCTCTCATTATCCGCTACCACCTCGTCCGGGTTCATCCCGTTCATGCGGGCCTCGTCCTTCACTTCTTCCGTCAGCCTGCGGTAAGCAATCAGTACATACGGCTGCTCCTGCACTTCACCCTCAGATGGGTTGCCAAACAATACGTTTGTGTTGTCCACAAGGTCTACCTTAATTTCGCCCTTATAGTCAAAGCCTGTTTCAGCGTCCGGGTCAAACCAGATATAAAAGCACCCGTCGCCGTCCACTGCGCAGTTGCGTATCATTTTCCTGTTTTTAAACTTCATATTAGAGCGTTCGATGATGTTATCCACTTCCTGCGCGATAATTTTAGGAATTTTTTCATCCAGGCTGGGTTCCCCAATCGTTCCCGCCTGCAAATCAGTCGAACCGCCGACAGGCTGCTCCCGCAATGCCTTCTGGTCGTTTTTCCCATCTGCCTGCGCTCCTTTTTTTCCCCTTTTTTTCTGCCCGTCCCCATTGCCTGGCCGGTTCGCCAACTCCACATTGGTCGCGATATCATCCGAAATCAGCATTGCCGTATAATAGTTTACCACCGGCTTCAAAAAATTGAATACCGGCTTATCAAGATCCGGTGCGTTCACGCCCTCCCACTGTTTATCATTGAAAAAATTGTTGTTCCGCTCTACGTTGTCATATAAGTTGATCCCTGTATTATAAGAGATTCCTCTTTCGTATTCCTTCCAAATTTCACTTGCTTCTTTTTTGATTCTCATTTTTCAGGCCCATCCTCCCTGTCTCTTTTTTTAAACTCTCGGTTCCTTCTTCTTGCCCTGTTCCTTGCCGCCAAACCATATTTCCCCATGCTTTTCCGCCTAACGGCCCAAATCCCTGTTTGCTATCCGCTTTCTTATTCTTCCTCTTCCGGATATTGTTTCCTTCCGTTGTAATTCATCAGGTTATTCAGCTGCTCTGCCTGCCTGTCCTTTTTATCAATCTGTGCAGGCTTTTCCAGAATCGTATCCCGCGTTCTTTTTTCGATGCAAAACGGCTGCCTCACATAAGCCCCTGCAAAAAATGCTGCAATCATCCCCACTACAATGAATACTTCCATATTGCTACCTCCTTTTTTTCAATAAAAAAGAGCCCTGTTTTCCGGGCTCTTCCCAGTTATATCCCCGCATTTTCTTCATAATACCAGTCTATCACGCATCAGCCGACTTTGCGCGCCGTAGCTGCGACACGTTCACGCCACGCCCCCGGCAAGCTTCTTCAGCAAATTTTTACGGATACGCTGCGTCTGCCGTTCCGAATACCCCTGTTTATCGGCAATCCAGGCCACGCTCAGCCTGTCGATATACCGCAGTCTCAAATATTCGCATTCAACCTCCGAAAGCCCCGCTTCGTCCACCTTCCGCTTGATCTCGTCAAAATCAAAGCATAAATCCCTCAACTGTTCCGATTTCCGCGTTATCCTGTCGTCGAAAACGTCCACCATCTTCTGTACAACACAATAAACAGGATCATCCTTTTTTTCTACTTTTACGCGTTCGCTGTCCGGCACAGATACGCGCAGCAGCCCCTCCATGCAGGAATATTTTTCAGCAAACAGCTCTTTTATTTCATCCTTACATTCTTTGATCTGTTTTTTCAAATTTCCAAACCTGTATAACAGGCGCTCCACCTTTTCCATTTTTCTCTCCTTTTACCTGCAAAACCCGTTTTCATGATATGCAATTTCCCGCTCGCACGCTCTTATTTCAACATCGTAGTAATCGAGCACATCCTCTTTCAGGTCCACGCTCAGGCACTCGAGGTCCTCCACGTCGCGCCGCTCGTCCTCCAAAAGATACATGCGCTCCTCTATTTCTTCAAGCCGCGGCCGATACCGCCCGGGGTATTCTTCTCCTGTCGCCATACAATTACTGATATACGGCGGGTCTGTAATCCGTCCTCTCATCTTCCTTTTCCACTCCTTTTCCAAAATTTCTTTACATTTCTCATTCGGCAATGCTCTGCATTTGCCATTACCGGTATCCTTATTTGTTTTACGAGCCAATATATTAGCAAACTCAATATTAGTTAAGCTAATATTAGCACGCGGTGTTGATTATGTCAATAGATTATATTAGTTTTTCTAATATTTATTTCATTGAAAAAACCGACATTTTTCGTTAGAATATTAATAAAGTTAATATTTCGAGGTTATTTCCCCTATGAATCGAATCAAAGAATTAAGAAACCAAAAAGGCTTGAAGCAAACCGACCTGTGCAAGCAGCTCGGCGTTACGCAGGGCGCGCTTTCCGGCTGGGAAAATGAAAATTACGAGCCTGATATCAAAGCGCTCAAAAAGATGTCGGAAATCTTCGGCGTATCTGTAGATTACATCCTGTGCCTGACGGACGAACCTTCTCCTTCAGGCGAGGAAACCCTTGTCGCGCTTTCCGCTCCAAAGGGTTACGATCAGCTCACCGAGGAAGAACGCATTGAAATCGAGCAAATTATTGCGATCTATAATAAGCGCCGGAAAACGAATTAAAAATTTTTTCCAAAGCTTCATCGTTCGACATAATTCGACACACCTGCCTGCTATAATAAAAGCAAAGAGGTGAGGACGAAAATGTTAGACGATATTTTAGATGAAGAAATTCGCAAAAACGGCATCAAGCTCGAAACCTATCCCTTCCGCGCGGACATCAACGCACTCACGGTCGGAAAGACTATTTTGCTCAATAGTAGTCTCGATAATACCGCGCAGAAAAACGCGGTCAAAGCCCACGAGCTCGGTCACCAAAATACATGTGTGATCAATCTTTTGCATGCCGAAAAGCATATCCAGAATAAATATGAATATGTTGCTGACCGTTGGGCCACGCTCAAAGTCATGCCGGTAGAAAAGCTTCTCCAGGGCTATCGGATGGGCCTTCGCACTTATGAGGAATTTTGTGATTTCCTTGAAATAGACCAACCCTTTTTCCTGCGCGGTTTATCCGTTTTTTCCAATATCTACGGCAATTATTGCATCAAGGACGGTTGCCTGATCCGTTTTGATCCTCTGAATATAGATATCTTTTAA